ATGAGCGCCGAACGCCTTGACGCTTCCCCGGCGCTGCTGGCGCTGATGCGTTCGAAGCCGATGCCGGATGCGCAGACCTTGCGCGGCTGGGAGACGGGCGTAACTGCCACCCTGCCAGCTCGCGGCCGTGGCCGGTTCGCGGCTTTGCCATTCCTTCAATCCGGGCCGTTCGGCGCGGGGCGGCGATATGTGAACGAAAACCAGAGATCGGCGCGCTTCGAAAGACGACGCATGCGCGGCGGCGACGGCCGGTTGCCTCACTCAATCCGTCACAAGTACACGGAAGGCCAGCGCGCGGCCCTGAGTGTGATCGGACAAGCGGTTGCGCGATCGGGCCGGTGCGAACTCGCAATCGAGCGGATCGCCGTCCTGGCGGGCGTTGCGATCAGGACAGTGCAATACGCCATCCGGCGCGCGGCAACGCTTGGCCACCTGGCGGTTGTCGAAAGGCCACAGCGCGGGCGTCGGAGCCTGACGAACGTCTTGCGTGTGGCTGTCAAGGAATGGGCAGCGTGGCTGAAGCCGAAGCACGCCGCTGATCAGAATATAGGGTGCAAAGGCGTGCACGCCACTGAGATCAAGACAGACAGAACAAGAGGAAAGATCTCAGCAAGGGAAACAGAAGGGGCTTGGGAAAGGGAACGGGCGGCGGATGCAGTGCCACCAGACCGGCATGGGCAGGTGCGGCATGGCTGATTGGCCTTACAACACGACAGCATGGAAGAAACTGAGGCGCGCAAAGCTGGCGCGAGATCCCGGTTGTCATGCGTGCTGGCTTCGCGGGCGGTTCGTGCCTGCGGTTGCCGTCGACCACGTCACGGCGATCAAGGCGGGCGGTGATCCGTTCCCTTCGTTCGATGGACTGATGAGCCTTTGCTCTCGATGTCACAACGAGAAGACGAGCGCGGTCGACCGTCCAGACCGTGCGTCATCCGGTCGACGCTTCAAAGGCTTCGATGTCAATGGAAACCCAATCGATCCGGGCGATGATTGGCATGGTGGGGGTGCCTGAAATCACGAAAACCCCTCTCGACAAGGACCGATGGGGGAGATCAATTTATACTTAGTTTCATACACTTAGATAAACTCAAAGGATGATCGAATGTCACTTCGAGGCGTCGGCGCCAAGGCATTAAGCGAACGCGGCAAGGTTGATTTCCGGCTGGTGAAGCCGTGGGAAATGCCGGATCAGGACCGGGCCGATCGGGTGATTGCGTTCTGTGAGGATCTGCCGATCACGTCCGGCAAGCTCGCGGGCACAAAGATGGTTCTCAGGGAATGGCAGCGCCGATTTGTGCGGGTGGTCTATGCCGAGGATGCCGAGGGCGGTAGGCCGATCCGGACGGCGGTTCTCAGCATGGGCCGGAAAAACGGTAAGACGCAGCTCGCGGCGGCGCTGGCGCTTTGTCACCTGGTCGGACCGGAAGCCGAGCCGCGCGGTGAGGTCTATTCCTGCGCATTGACGCGCGACCAGGCGGCGAAGCTGTTCGCTGAAATGGTGGCGATCCTGAACGGCCACGAAGAGCTTGCGGACAGGTGCAACGTCGTTCGCTTCACGAAAGTGATTGAAGTCCTGACCGGCGACGGTGCGGGCTCAATCTACGCAGCATTGTCGTCGGATGCGCCTTCGAAAATGGGTCTTTCGCCTTCGTTCGTCGTCTATGACGAGCTGGGCAGCGCGCCGAACCGCGACCTGTACGATGCGATGGATACGGCAACCGGCGCTCGTGAAAACCCGCTCCTGATGGCGATCAGCACGCAAGCGGCGGCGGATCACCACGTCTTCTCTGAACTGATCGACTACGGGTTGAAAGTGCAGTCTGGTGAGGTTCATGATCCGAGCTTTCACCTGACCTTATACGCCGCACCGGCTGACATGGACCCGTTCATCCGCGATGCCTGGGATCTGGCAAATCCGGCAATCGGCGATTTTCGGTCGCTAGATGATGTGGCGCGGCAGGCGGGACAGGCGCGGCTTGTTCCGTCGAAGGAAACTGCCTTTCGAAATCTGATCCTCAATCAACGGGTGTCGACCGTTGCGCGGTTCATCCACAAGGCTGAATGGGATGCGTGCGCCGGATCGGCCGTGCCGACCTTGACCGGGCGCGAATGCTACGGCGGGCTGGATTTGTCCGGCTCACGCGACCTGACCGCATTCGTCCTGGTGTTTCCCGAACCGGACGGCGGCTACCTAGTGAAGTGCCGCTTTTTCATGCCGGATGCGAACATCGGCGAACGCTCCAATGAAGACCGCGTGCCCTATGACCTTTGGGCAAAGCAAGGGCTGATCACGCTCATTCCCGGCGCGACGATCGATCCGGGTTTTGTGGCCGATGCCATTGCCCAGGCGGCAAGCTCCTACGACCTAAAATCGGTCGCTTATGACCGGTGGAGGATTGAAGATTTGAAGCGCGAACTGAGCCTCATGGGCGCGCTGATCCCGCTGGTTCCGCATGGTCAGGGCTTCCGCGACATGGCTCCGGCCGTTGACAAGCTTGAACGGATGGTGGCCGATCGCAAACTGAGCCACGGGGCGCATCCGGTGCTTTCGATGTGTGCGGCCAATGCGGTGATCACGCGCGATCCGAGCGGAAATCGCAAACTCGACAAGGCCAAAGCGGCGGGCCGGATTGACGGTCTTGTGGCTCTGGCTATGGCGCTCAATATTTCCGGGCGAGAAGAGCCTGAGCAGTTGCCAGCGTGCCTGGCTGAGTTGCTGGTGTGACTATTCCAAACTCTCGCGCGTGGCCGTAATGCAGCCTTGCACTTCTGAGAGTTTAGACAAAACTCCAGCGCAGGACTGTTCTTCGAGATTTCCAAACGCCTCTGGCCTCGATAGCTGATGGATCAGCTTTTCTCTAAATTCAATTAGATCGTTAAGTATTTGTTTAGCGCGATCGGCAGGTACTTCAAATGACATTTGGGGTCTCCAAGAATATGATCACTTTCACTTTTTGCTCAAAAGCGCCAAATCCACCAGCCTTCGAATTGCTTCCGGGCGGCCGGGGAGGTCTGTTTGCTCGCGTCGCCAGTCATCAATGCGTGTGAGCATGTCGCTTTGAACACGCACTGTCACCGCTGAGCTTTCGACGGAGGGTCGACCGGTTTTTGACTTTTTAATGTTATTTATTGACGCCATGCCTTTATGATGTCAGAAAGTATCGAGCCGGGCAAGCGCGCCAACGCTTGTCCAGCTCTAACCGCAACCGATCGCGAAAGGATCGACAATGGCTGATCGCAGCAATAGCACACCCATTCCCAATTCCCACCTTACCGAAGACATACGCCACGATCCCAGCGAGCCGCTAAAGAGCTTAGATGAACACATGATTATAGCATGCCGCCTAAGCCGGGCGATGTGGCTGGCGCTCGATGGCAAACATGATCATGACCTGGATGAACGGGACCGGCAGGCGCTTTACGAACTAGCTAGCGAAATCGCGCATCATTCCAGCGCCGTGCTCCATATTCACGAAAACCGCCACAGCAATCATTGAGTAATCCACAGCCTTGTTGTGAGTCAAACACAGAACATCTTGACCATGCCGTTATGTGTGATACTCATAACGGCATGATTTGTTTATGCGAGGCTCGAAATGGCTAAACTTCCTGCACTGGTCTCGGCTTTGGCCGAAGTTGACGGACGCGAGCGGAAAGCGGTCGAGCATATTGCCCGTACGATCCGCGAACGCGGTTACATCACGACGGGCAAGCGCGGCGGCGGTGCGGACGAAAAGACCCCGCACGAGGCCGCGAACCTTCTGATTGCCCTCAATGGCGGCGACACCCCAAAGGAAGGGCCGATCGCCATAGATCGCTTTCGAAGCCTGCGGCAATGGGCAGTTATCGGGCGTGGTTCTCCGGCGTCCAAGCAATTGGACCTGTATGAGAGCTATCCCCAACCAATTCGTGACGTGATGGACGTTCACACTTTCGGTGAAGCTCTCGACGCACTCATAGAGGGTGTGCCGGATCTTGTCGCAGCGTTACGCAGCTATGCTCATGAAGCCTTTTGCGACATCGATCCGAAAATCCTCGATGATCGTTTCCCGTCGATGCTCCGCTTGGGAATATTCGGTCTTGAAATAACTTTTGAGCGCTACGCGGCGAAGATCCAACTTTACTCGCTGTACGGTAGTGAACGCCGCGTCGAGTTCGAAGCAAATTTCATGCAGGATGAGGATCGAGACGCCGGTTTTTACGGCAAGGAATGGCCGGATCGCCGTATCAGCGTCACAATCGGCATGCCGACGCTCATCACGACTTGGCAGGTACTGAACCCCGGACAGCCACTCGCTGCCATTCCGGACCGGGCGGAGGAACAGTCGTTAAATCCTTCCGATGAGGACAGCGACGAATGAGTTTCCGCAGGAATTTTATCCCCACCCCAATTTCACGTCGCATAATTCGCGCCGTGATTTCCCGTCGTGAGACGGTACTGCCCTGCGCCGGAAGTTCCGGCCCGATGGACCATTTTCAAACCGCCGTGACGGCGGCTTTTCCCACAGAAGGATCAAGCGATGCGTGATGCAATTTCTAACATTTCTCCGGTCGCGGCTGTCGCTCCGGCGGTGCTGGCAGCGACAAATACCAGCGATCCCGTCGACATTCGCGGATATGACGCCGTGGCGTTGATCATGTCGACCGGCGCAATTGCCGGTTCTGGAGACTACACCGCGAAGCTGCAAGAAAGCGAGACAACCACTTCCGGGGATTTCTCGGACGTGGTGGCGGCGGATCTCAGCGGGGCGCTTCCTGCCACGCTTGAAGCCGCGACGGTCTACAAAATCGGGTATCTCGGCAAGCGCCGATACCTGCGCACCGTCATCACGAAGAACAGCGGCACCTCAATTGCCGCTGGCGTTATCATCGAACGAAGCCACCCGCGCAAAGCGCCGGTTGCCTGACCCTGAAACCAGATCGAACGCCGCGAGGCAGTACAGTCCCCTAGAAGGAACTTTTTCCATGAAACTCAATGATCTTAAAGAAAGCCGCGCCGCAAAGATCGCGGAAATGCGGACCATCAATGAAGCGGCGATGTCCGCCAATCGCGACCTTGAAGACGGCGAGCGCGGCAAGTTCGAGGCGCTTGAAAAGGAAACCCGCACAATCGAGGACCAGATCGGCCGCGCGGAGAAACTGGCAGCTTATGAACGCCTCGAAGCAACCGGCGAACATGTTGGCGGCGACGGCGAAATGCGCCGTGAGCTGCGCAACTATTCGCTGTCAGCGGCGATCAACGGCGCTATGACTGGCCGGTTGACCGGACGCGAAGCGGAAGTTCATGCCGAGCTTTCCAAGGGCCGCGAGCAGCGCACCGGCAACGGCATTCACCTTGCCGTTCCGACCGAAATCCTGCTTGGCGAAACCCGCTCGCAGACCGTGGGGAGTGATCCTGCTGGCGGTTACACCGTCGCCACCCAGCTTGCCGGGATGGCCGATCGCTTCCGTCCGGCGCTCAAGGTGCAGGGCATGGGCGCGACCGTCATGGCGAACTTGACCGGCTTCCTCGACCTGCCGAACCTTGCCTCGTCTGGCACGGCGACCTGGGTGCAAGAGAACGGCAACGCCGGCCGCAGCGCCGCGGGCTTTGATAAGGTCAGCATGGGACCGAAGACGATCACGGGCGAGTACAGGCTCAGCCGGCGCTTGATGCTGCAATCGGGCGTGGCGATCGAAGATCTGTTGCGCCGCGACCTGGGCTTTATTCTGGCTCAGGGCCTCGACCTGGCAGCGATCAACGGCAGCGGCGCGAATGCGCAGCCGTTGGGCATCCTCAACACTCCGGGCGTCGTTAAGGAGACGACGGAAACCATCTTCTCCGACACCACGGCGAACCTGATTTCCGCGTTGGAAATTGATGACGTGACCGGCACGGCGGCGTTCCTGACAAACCCGACCGTGATGAAGGCGACTCGGAAGGCCAAGGACGGCGACGGTCATGTCATTCCCGCATCCGAGTTGTTCCACGGGCAGCGCGTCGAAGTCTCGACGCAGGTTCCGACCGATATCGGAGCGGGCAGCGACAAGTCGGCGCTCATATATGGGCAGTGGGGTGAGCTTGTGCTGGGCTACTGGTCAGCCGTCGACATTCTGCTCAACCCGTATCACCCGGACGTTGCCTCGAACGGCGGCGCGCTGCTGCACGCCTTCCTCGACGCCGACGTGGCCGTGCGCCACGCCGAAGCGTTCCGCTACGCGGAGATCTGATCCATGGTCGACCTTGCCGCCGCGAAAGTTCAGTGCCGCGTCGATCACGACGACGAAGACGCCGCGATCACCGCAATGATCGCGGCGGCAAGCGACCACCTGGCCAGCATCGGCGTCGACATGGCCGCCGATCCGTTGCCACCGGCTGTCGAGCATGCCGTCTTGATGCTGACAGCCTATTTCTACGATCACCGCGACGACGCCGATGTGAAACCGCAAGGCGTCGTGGATCGGCTCATTCAGCCTTATCGGGAGGTCTGCCTATGACAACCGAAAGACGCGCACTTGCGGCCGAAATCCGCGCCAAGGGGCGGCGGCTGGAAGGCTACGCTGCGACCTTTGATAATCCGGCCACGATCGGCGGGCGGTTTGTCGAGACGATCGCACGGGGGGCCTTCGCGGCCTCGTTGCGCGGACGTGGCGACGTGCTGGCGCTGGTCGACCATGACCCGGGCCGCGTGCTGGCGCGCACCCGTTCCGGCACGCTCAGGCTTTCCGAGGATACGCGGGGGCTGGCATTCGATATTGATGTGCCGGACACTTCGGCGGGACGTGACGTGCTGGCACTTGCCGAACGTGGCGACCTGGGCGGCATGTCGTTCGGGTTCACCGCGATCGACGAAGCCCGAGACGGCGACAGGCGCGAGCTGCGCGCCGTCGACCTTCACGAGATTTCCGTTGTGCTTGCCTGGCCTGCCTATGACGGGACAATCATCCACGCGCGTTCCCTCGAAACCGCCGCTCCGTTCCGGCGCTATGCCGAACGGGCACTGAAACTTTTGGAGCTGGGCCGATGAGAATTCTTGACCGCATCCTTGGCCGCGAGACGCGCGCCGAAACCCGCATCCAGTCCGACGATCCGTTTATTGCCGAATGGTTCGGCCTCCAGGGCGGCGCGGGCGCTTATGTTGACCCGAAGCGCGCCAGCGGCATTGCCACGGCTGGCGCTTGCATCGGCGCAATCTCGCAATCGCTCGCGGCCGTCCCGCTCAACACCTATCGACGCGCCGCCAATGGTGGCCGCGAACGCGCGACGGACCATCCACTTTATAGCGTTCTGCACGATGCGCCGAATGACACGATGACCGCGTTCGAGGCGCGCGAAATGTTGATTGCAAGCCTGCTGATCACGGGCAACGCCTATGCGGCGCTCGATTGGAACCCGCGCGGACAGGTGACGGCGCTGCACCCACTCGACCCCGGCCGCGTCGTTGTTGAGCGGCTTGAGAGCGGGCGGCTGCGCTACCGCGTGACCGATCGCAACGGGCGGATCAGGGTCTTGTTGCAAGATGAGATCCTGCACCTGCGCTATAGGCTTGATCAGAACGGCGTCATGGGCCTGTCACCGATCCAGATTGCTCGCGAGACATTCAACCTGGCGCTCACGCAACAGGACACAGCGGCAGGGCTTGCCGCAAAGGGCAACCGGCCATCCGGCGCTCTGGTCTTCCCGAACTCGCTGGGACCGACTGGCAAGGAGGGGGCATTGAGCGCGCTCGCGGCAAAGATCAACGCGAACAACGTCACCTCGAATGTGATGGTTCTCGACGGCGGCGCGGAATGGAAATCATTCTCGATGACGGCGCGGGATGCGGAGTTCCTAGAAAGCCGAAAGCTGACCAATCTCGACATCTGCCGCATTTGGGGAGTACCGCCCTCTGCCGTGGGCATTACCGACAACGCGACCTATTCGAACATCGGAGAAGAAAGCCGCGCACTGGTTGCCCGATGCTTGGCGCCGATGGCAAGGCGGGTTGAACAGGCGATGAATGTGGCGCTGTTGCCGATGGAAAGCCGGAAAACCCTGTTCATTGAACACGACCTGGCTGGCCTGCTCCGAGGCGATCAGAAGGCCCGGTTCGAAGCCTACCGGATAGGCCGCGAATGGGGTTGGCTGAGCGTCAACGAAATCCGAGGATGGGAGAATATGCCGGAAGTCGACGGCGGCAACGAACGGCTTTCGCCGTTAAACATGACGCCACTCGGTGAGCGCAATCCGGGTGCGGGAGAGGCTGAATAGAGATGCCTTCGATCGGAAAACTTGACCAGAAAATCACTGTGCGGCGGCTGACAATTGTCGGCTACAATGCGTTCAACGAACCGATCTATGAAGTTGCCGACTTGACAACCGTGTGGGCAGAGAGAACCGACGTGTCAGACGCCGAGAAGTTTGCGGCGGACCAGATCGGATCTGTCCTGCTTTCCCGGTTCGTGGTGCGATCGACAGCGACCACGCGCGACATCGTGCACACGGATACGCTCGACCACGACGGCGCGGAATGGAACATTGACGGCATAAAGCAGACCCGCGACGGCCGCGATCGCTTCCTTGAAATTACAGCAAAGACGGGGGAATGAGCCATGACGGTCTTGTTGCCTGCCTATACCACGCCGACAGAATTGGCAGACTATCTTGGAGTTCCCGAACGCACGATCCGGCACAAGGCCAGATCGATTGGCGCTTGCGCGGTGTTCGGAAAAAAGATGATCCTGACAGAAAACGACGTGCAGCAACTTATGGAGGCGATGCGGCCATGCCAATCAAGCTCTACAGGCGCGGCAAAGTCTGGCACTTCCGGGGAACGGTTGCCGGGCGGCGACTACGCGGCTCTACGGAAGCTCAGGACAAAGCAGTCGCGCAGCGAATTGCAGCCGAACGCGAAAAAGCGGAGTGGACACGTCATCTCGATGGACCGGGGGCAACGCTGACCTTCGCTCAAGCCGCAATGGCATATCGCGAGGCAGAAAAACCGACACGTTTTCTTGAACGGGTCGAGGACTATTGGCGCGATCAACCAGTCCGCGAAATTACAGCCGGGGCGATCCGGCAAAGTGCTATCCGCCTGTATCCAAATGCGGGCGGCGCAACACGCAATCGGCAAGCGATCGTGCCAACTCAGGCGATCATCAATCACGCGGCCGAATTGGAGTGGTGCCCACCGATCAAGGTGAAGCGGTTCCCGGTTGCCGCCAAAACGAAAGAGCCGGTGACGGGGGAATGGGTTGACGCCTTTGTGTCGAACGCATCGCCTCACCTGGGTGCGCTTTGCCTGTTCATGTACGGGACCGGCGCGCGGATCTCCGAGGCGATCAACATGGTTTGGGATGAACTGGACCTTATCGGTGCAACTGCATTGATCCGGCAAACGAAGGTGAATGCGGAAAGGATCGCTCATTTGCCGCCGCGCGTCGTCGCCGCGATCGCGAACATCGTTTCCAATCGCCAACCTGGCGAACGTGTTTTCCGGTACGTGTCTCGCGAGAGCGCGCGGCCTGTATGGGACAGCGCCATCGCTCGCGCCGGGATCAAGCACCTGTCGTTTCATTCATGCCGCCATGGCTTTGCGACCACGTTGCTGCACAAGGGCGTCGACGTGGTGACGGTTGCCAAGATGGGTGGATGGAAGGACGTGTCCCAGGTGGTCAAGACCTATGGCCACGCGATGACCGACAAAACTGTCACAAACGCGATTTTTGACACAAATCTGGCACAGCCGGGGAAAACAGAACAGCTAACCAATTGGAATATAAAGGAAAAGTAG